TAATCTTGTTTAAATTTTCTAAACCAAGTTGGTTCTTGGCGAGAAGGATAATGTGGTTATAGACTAGATCTGTTGGCTCTGTGCGTTCTGCCTTCGGCCTCTTATCAAATCTATCAACACAAAAATATCCTTCTACGCCAAGTATAGGCTTAATACCCTTTTCTTTAGCCATGCGGTACATCTCACGGTGACCAGATAACGTACCATGGTCTGTGATTGCGATTGCCTGCATACCTAAAGCACTAGCACGGTCAACATACTCTTGTGGAGTTGCTACGCCGTCAAATAGTGAGTAGTGGGTATGTACGTGTAAGCCTACGTAACTCATCTACTACCAGTCTGTGTTTGTTGCAGAAGTAGTAGTTGGACCATCGAAGCCAAGATAAAAGGCTTCTTGTTCAGCATAAGGAATCTTGTTGAGTGCCTTCTCTAGTGGGAATGGTTCAACTGTTGCCCAATCAAATGGTTCCTTATCTGGACCACCTGGAATAAGTGTGTATGATGTTTCAGTTCCCTGACCATTACGCTTCACCTTCCAAGTAAGATTTGAAATACTGCCTGTCTCCAGTGCATATTCACGAATAGTATTAAATGCAGATTGCTTGCTAACACCCATTGACCAAATAGCCACATATGGTGCTTCAATGCCGTCATCTACAAGTACATTGCAATAGAAGCGAAGACGTGCTCTCCAGCCAGCCTTTGGATCCTTGCGGTGCATCTCTTCTGCCCAGTCACGACCTTCTGTATCCATTGTGTCTACAGCCTTACGCTTATAGTCCTTTGGATTTGTGTGCTCTGAAACTACAAGAGCAAGACCACGATCTGCATTATAGTTTGCTGAGTCTTCGTCAAGTTCTTCAATAAAGCGAATCTTTACTGACTGTCCATCAGCAAGCTTGAGCCAACGAACCTTGCTGCCTGTGCCTTCATACTTGGGCTTATCTACCAATGCGTTGATATTTTTTAGTCCCTTTACAATAGCCATTTTATTTTCTCCTATATGTTTGTTATGTTTTATTTTAGCATGGCGATGATTGAATTGTCAAACTGGAACTCCAACCTTTTAATTGCCTCATCATCCATGTCGCCTATGTCTTTATATTTTTTATCTAGCTGTATTACTGTAACAAGGTGGCCTAGTTTTTCAACTAGTTTATCTTTCATGATAGATCCAGCCTCATCATTATCTGCAACAAGCACAACATTGTTGAAGTACTTTTCTAACAGTTTAATCTGTGATACAGATACGTTAGCACCCAGTGTTGCAACTGCTGGGAAACCTACTTGATCCAGTCTGATAGCATCAAATGATGATTCAACTACATAGACTGTTGTTGATGTTTTAACTCTGTGCAAGTTAAAAAGAATTTTACTCTTTGGAAGTCCTGGAGTATTTTTAAAATCTTTACCTTCAACTGTTCTTGCAACAAAACCAATACACATTCCGTCTGGAGTGGCCATTGGTATTGTGACTGAATCTTGTTTTTCTGAATAGCCTAGATTAAATTTTATCACAGAATCTTTTGTAATGCTGCGACCTTCAAAATATCTCATTGCCCTTGGTGATTCAAGTGCCTGATTATTTAATCTTTTAATTAGTAGTTCATCATACTGAACAAAATCTGCTGGAGCATATAAAGCTTTATCAATTACAGAAGATATATTTAATTCTTGCTCTTTGCTTTTAATATAGCGAACTGCCTCAAAGTATGTTCTATTTGACATAAACATAATTAGTTCAACTAGATTTTTAGTTACTTGACAGCCAAAGCAAAAGAACAATCCAGATTCTTTTGAAACTTCTCCTGCAGGTGTTCTATTATTATTGTGATAAGGACAAAAGATAATAAAGTCAGAGCCAAACTCTGCTTCAATGTCAATGCCTGCACCATTTAGCACACGACGAATTTGATCTTCTGAATATATATCTTTACTTGCCATCTTCAAAATCCTTGTATCTGTAATAACCTTTATCAAAATCACACTGCACCAAGAAGTCTCCCATAAAACCATTACGGTTCTTTCTAAATGCACATTCAATAATGTCAGAGTTTGTTCCACGACCTAATGCAAGCACCCAGTCAGCATCATAAGCAATCTGTCTAGACCATGCAGTTTGAGCCAATGTAGGCACTGTAGAAAGGTCTTTAACGTCATCTGGTGTAGCAGAGGAGATAGCAATAATAGGAACCTCTTCACTAATAGCCATTAGCTTTAGCTCACGAGAAAGATTTTTCATCTTTACCGTTTCATTATCTGCCTTTTGATTTGGATTCATAAGTTGAAGATAATCTACTACAACGAAGTCAGGCTTGTACTGGTCAATCTTTCCACGAATAACTGATGGTGTTACTTCTCCACCACTATCATTTGAGATAATGTGAAATGGTGGACGACCATCTAATTTAGATGCATGCCACTTCTTCATCATTTCAAGTTCTACTTCACCATTTGATAATTTACGATGTGACCATAGGCCCTCTCCCATAATTGTGTATGCTCTATTACGAACTTCTGTCTCGCTCATTTCAAGGGATATGATTAATGGTGTCTTGCCTTGCTTCCATGCTTGCACTGCAAAGTATAGAGCCATCCATGACTTTCCAATACCTGGGTATGCAAGGAATACTCCTAGTTGTCCTGGCATGATTCCAGATGGTAGATAGTTATCAAAACCTGGCAATCCAGTCTTAATACCTCTATGTCCAGCAGCCTGATCTGCTTTTACTTGTTCAAAGTAAGCAATTGCAGAATCAATATCTGTTGCATCAATATCACGAATAGCAGAAGTGTTTTTCTTTAATTCAGATGTTTTTGTAATTAGCTCTTCAAGTGCTGTAACTCCTTGTCCAGACTGAACTTCTCCAGCAGCAGAGCGCAAAATATCTTTTAGGCTATCATTAAGATATTCTGTTTGTAATTCTTCTAAGTGATGTTTTGTTGCTCCAACACCTGCAACAGGAGTGAAGTCTCTAAACTTTTCTACAACTAATGATGTTGGTGGAACTGTTCCATTATTTTCTGCATACAGTCTAATGAAGTTCCATAAATCATTATGAGTTCTCATGAGTGTTTCTACATTTGCCTGTAGTAATACGTGCAGTTGCTTATCTTCAAGTACCGCAGATATTACCTTAGCTTCTGTATTATTCACTTAACCACTCTTTCGCTTTTAATCTTAGTTCTGCTCTTTGTTTAATGTCTTCTTCTACTTCTAGTTTACCATTAAGAATTTTTTCTGCATTGTATGCAAAGTAATTCCAGTTAGGGTCCTGTGCAATACTAAAGTAATACTCTAGCAAATCGTAGCACTGTGACACCCCATATGATTCAATGAGTCCATCTGCAGCCCACTGTTCAACGTTTAGATTGATATTAGACTTACGCTCATATCGTTGCGTATAAAATTTATTGTAGCGACTGAGCAAAGCCATTCGGTCTTTGCGATCAGCCATTAGCCTTCAGAAGCTTCTTCTTGTGCTTCCTTAATCTTTTCTGTAAGCTTGTCTTCTACAAACTTATAGACACGATTAAAAGCCTGGTCTACTGTTTCTCCATTACGTGCACTATCTGAAACACCAAGGTCAAGTCTTAATGATTGAAAGTTTCCTAGATTAAGAGTATAGCCAAGTGTTACATTTACTTTAGTTGAATCGTTTTCCATTACCCACCCATTTCTATTTTAAATATTCTCAGACCAGACTGGAATATATCTTCCATCTTCTGTTCTCGTATATGTAAGTATACCGTCTCCCATTCGCCGTGTCAATTCTTGGCTTGTAGGAGTCATATTATTTGTTATTAATTTGTCTTTTCTTGGTTGTCCAATATGTATAGTAGAAAGTATAGCACGTATATCCCTTACCATGCTTTCTGAATAATAAGATCTTATTTGCCAACCACGAACACCATCTAATCTTGCTCCAACTGGTGGAGGTATTACTCCATTTTTTATTAGCTTAGGCATATATTTTCTATGACGATTAACTAACTTAGCAGTCTCTGTAACAGTATATGCTCTTTCTCTATTTTTTCTAAAATCAGAACGCATGCATGTTTCTAAACGATCTTTTGTTATATTATAAACAGAAACTAATCCAGTAGATCTTGAGCTATGGTGAAGCCTAACCAAGTCTCCATTTAAAAACCATATTTTTTGATTACCTTTAATTACAGCGTCGTTATTGTAAGCTTCACTCTGGATAATTCCTTTGCCAGTAGCCATCTGCCTTTTTCACTTTCTGTAGGTGGATGAAAAAAAGATCTTAGTCCACAAGAAATGCAGTATGTTTCTATATGCATAACGCTTGTATACTGTCTATCAACAAATACTCTTCCTTTACATTTGATGCAAGTCATGTTTTTACTTTATCCTTAGTTTGGAATTCCAACAATGACTAAATGTACAGCTAAAGATAAGTCTCCAGAAGATCCAAATCTTACAACTCCTTCAACTCTTGAAGTTGTTACCGTTTTTAAAATAACATTTACATTTTGCCCTGCTGGTGTCTGGCCAATATTTACTGCTGTTGCTGAAACAATTGGAGCATACTTAAAATCACTAAAGTCATATGTGAATGTTTTTTCATTTCCAGAAGACACTGTTGAGTTATTTGCAACCTCAACATATCCTCCGATAACTCTAGTCTCAGATGTTTTAATGTTTTGTTTTCCAGCACTAACTGTATCAATTGTTGTATAGTTATATGTTGCTGAAGATATTTGAGTAGACAAATCATTAACTGCATCAACTAAACTATACAGATATGTAACATCAAGAGGTTGCCCTCTTTCTGGTAAAGGTACTTTAGCCATAATTTTCTCCTATTTTCATTATACCAAAGATTCTATTCCTGAATCATAGATCTGAAGATTTTCGTTTAACTCTTTTTTGGAAGATTCCACCTGAATAATTACACGAATATTAATTGTACCAGTATTGATAACAGAATATGTATGTATTGGAGACGTTCCATGATAAACTGGAGTTGAAGAATCAAAACCAACAAATACATCATATTTTGGCCTATTAACTTCATCCCCCCAAACAATTGTAGTTATTGCAGGTGAGACATTGATTGCCCCAGATACGGTGACAATAGAATCGTCTATAACTAAATTTATTGGAGACCACTGTGAAGTTCTATTTTTATCCTCAGAGATTATTCTATATTTAAAAATATATGAAAGGCTATCAAAAGCTATTGCAGGAAGGCTTTGTTTTTTTATAATTACTTTTTTAATTCCTTTATCTGCCATTATGAAACAGTTCCCCCAGATACGTCTACAGAAAATCTAAACTCAATATAATTGTTAGTGTTTGGACTTTTAACAACAGTAGATGCACTTGAATTTTGAATAACTGAATATCCTGTTAATCCATATAGAGGATTAACTGTTCCAATATTTTCTAGTCTAAGCGAGTCTAAAGATACATAAAAATTTCCAGTTGGGGTTTCTGAGTTGTTGTTTCTTTCAAGAACACAAGCATATATTTTAACAACAGTAACAGCATTCCATGTAAAGTTTGGACTTGTAATAAGCTCTTGTAGTTGTTTTTTAACAACAAAATATCTTTCTGTAGAAAAATCATACTCTCCACCACTAGAATCATCTACAACTTCTGCTTCAAATCTTGCAAATTCTGCATTTTGAGATTCTGTTGATGCAAACTCAATTAATACTCTTACCGCTTCTGGCGTTTGTATTGATTCTCCATCTCTATTTACCAAAGAAAAAGCCAGTCTTAGCTCATCCACTGGTGAGTTTCTTGTAAAATCAAGAGTTGTTCCAGTTAGATGTATGTGATTTGAGCCAGACTCTACAACAAATGTATTTTGAGAATCTCCGCTTTCTTCACTTAGAGTTATATTTGATTCATCTCCAGCTATCAAAATTACATTATTTAAAAATCTTGAAGGCTCATACCTTTCAAATCTTGGAGACTTAGAAAATATTGGATTGTCTGCTGTAGCTTGAAAAACAGGGACAGGAATTGAAATAATATTGTTGTTTGCAGGAGCATCAAGTGCTGCTAAGTAAGTAGCAAGTCCTGATACTGAATTTTCAGCATGGTATTGCCAATTTTCTGTTTGTGTAAAGGCAAATATAGTTTTGCTATCATATGATCCAGCAGAAGGATTTGATCCTGCGGAATATAGACCTACCTCTGTTATCTCATATCTTTCTTCTGTAGGTAATTCTGCGGTAAGAACAATTTTATCCATACCGTTTTCATTTACAAAACCTCTTGAAGATATTGGAACACGAAACATTTCAAAGTCCAAATTTGTTTTTGTGGAATAATCACCAACAATATCTCCAGTAGCAAATGGCTTTGCCCCGCAGCCAACAGCTATATAGGATGCAAAAGCTGGAGCCTGTCCAAGAAGATATTTAGCAATAATATTTTTGCCAGTATTAGTTATCATTATTCGTACTCTCCAAGATTCGCTTCATATATTGTACCATTTAAAGTTATCTGAGTTTCTACTTGCTCATCATCATTAAGATTAATAAGCTCAATAACTAAGTCACCATTTTCTTCCAGATAGACATTTTTACCATTTGCGCCATTTCCTTGGTTTGGAATTTTGTCTTCTAGTTTTATTGAAAATCCAGCAAAATACTTATCAGATGTCTGCTGTAGTCCAAGTATGTTATTGGGGTTGTACTGTTGCTGAATGCTTGATAAATTTTTAATTGGCTGATATATAATTTTTTGCCCATTAACAATATCTGATCTAACTATACTTATTAATTCTTGGCCACCAATATTTTCAAATATTAAATCAGACATTACCTCAATTGGTACAGCCTCTTCATCAAATAAAATAATGTCTGGTGTTGCAGTTTTTATTGCTGGCGGTGGTGAAAAGGAAGGAATATTGTTATTTTGAGGAACATAAGGTGTTGCACTTACTGTAGCTGATTTTAGATCTGGCTCTGGCTCTACCTGCTTTGGTGGCGCAGGAGGGCCATAGTGTCCTTGTTTTGGTGATTCACTCGCTGCTTGATTTGCTGCGGCAGCTTTTGCCCAAGGTGTATCTGAACCAAATTGCGAATTTGATCCTGATGTACTTGGTGTACTAGTAGAGGGAGCTGACTTTGTTGCTGGCGGTGGTGTAGGAGGACCGTAGTGTGCTTGCTTTGGTGATTCACTCGTTGGTTGATTTGCAGCAACTGCTTTTGCCCATGGAGTATTTGAACCAAACTGAGAGTCTCTAGGCATCTTAAACCTCCGCCAGGTATACAGTCATGTCTGGGCCACTTATGCTTCTTGAATATTCAATGTTATATACAACATACTTTTCTTCTAAAGAAGCAACCAAATCTACACCATC